GCTAAATCAAAAGCTAGACGTAGAAGCTTTAAAGCAAGACACGCAAAAAATATAGCTAAAGGTAAAATGAGTGCGGCATATTGGGCAAATAAAGTAAAGTGGTAAAACATGCCTAATGGACGCAAAAGAAAGAAAAAAAAAGTTAAAAAGCATCTTAGAAAAAAAAGACTAAAGATGCACAGACATAAAAAGAAAAAAAGATAATGACTATCTTAGCAATAACATTAATGGTATTAAGCGCAGGACTAATTGTATATGTGTTAGTTTCTGCTCATAATAAAAAACAATGACTAAAATATTAGGAAAAATATTTGGTAATGCTGCAGGGGGAATTGTAGAAAAACTAGGAAACGTAGCGGATAAGTTTATAACTACAGGCGATGAAAAAAGAAAGTTTCAAAAAGAAATGGAAACATTATTTATTGAAGCAGAAGCAAAAATGCAGGAAAACGTTACACGAAGGTGGGAGGCAGACTTACAATATGGAAACTGGCTTACGCGTTCAGTAAGACCTTTGGTGTTGATTTTTTTAATTTTATCTACAGTGATTTTAGTCTTTATAGACTCAGGTTCTCTTAAGTTTGAGGTGGCAGACAAGTGGGTAGATTTGTTGCAACTTACTCTTATTACAACCGTAGGAGCTTTTTTTGGAGGAAGGTCATACGAAAAAGGACAACAAATAAGAAAAAAATAATTTTTCAATCTTTTTTTTTTACTATCTTTGTAGAAATTAAATTTAAAAAAAATGGCAAATAAAGTAACAGAACAAGAATTAAAATCTATTCAAGAAATAAACGAAAAGTTTGTTAAACTAAAAGCTCAGCTGGGAGAGGTGTCAATACAAAAACATATATTGTTACACCAAGCGGATATGATACGAGAAGAGTTTGTGAGTATTGAAAAAGGACTTATACAACATTATGGAGAGAACACAGTAATTAATCTTCAAACAGGAGAAATAAAAGAAAAAGAAAGTGAAGAAGAAAAACCAAAAAGTGAAACAAAAACAATAGATGGCTAAAATTAGTACATATCAAACCGTTACCCCCGCTGCTACCGATTTAGTATTAGGAACAGATGTAGGCTCTAGCAATGCAACCAAAAACTTTACTGCACAAAGTATTGCTGATTTGGCTGTTGTATCTCTAGGAGATTTAATTCCTACAACTGACAACACGTATGATATTGGATCAACTACCGCGCAATGGAAAGATTTTTATCTTAAAGGGGTAGCTTATTTTAACGGCTCAATAGCGGGAACGGCTTTAATTACAGATGTAAATTTAGTAGGAGCAGCCAATACAAATATTGGCTCAACCTTAGCCCTTAAAACATATATCGACGCGCAAGTTTCAGGATCAGACTTAGATTTTACGGGAGACGATCCTACGGTAATAGGCGCGGTAGATTTGGATTCTCAAAATTTTACAATAGCAGGAACTACTAACGAAATTGAAACTACTACTGTAGCGGCCTCTCAAACATTAACTATCGGACTCCCTAATGCTGTAACTATTACAGATACTCTTTCGCTTAATAATGTGGCGGCTAGTGCGGCAGCTTTAAACATCGCCAATACAGCTCAAAATGAAATTTCTTTTACAGGAACAGCAGACACTGAGATTTTTTCTGCTACAGACGGGGCGATGAAAATTGGAACAACCTCAGCAACAGGCAATATACAATTATACACAAACAACACCCTTCGTTCTACTATGGCGGAAAATGGAGACATGAATGTGCTGGAGAAATTTACTGTTGGGAAGGCCCTTACGACTAAATCTCTTAAATTTTCAGTAGCTAACACTACAGGAGCAGGCGCTACTACAGCATTAGATGCTGATAGCGCAACAGTACAAATTGTAGACACATCTGGAGGAGGACATACCTTTACTTTACCTTCAGCAGCAGCTACAGGCGTTTCTGGAATGGTGTTTATATTTATTGCTACTAACGCAGCTAATAATATTACGGTGCAACGAGCAGGTTCAGATACTATAGAAGGAGATACTAGCGTTAGTATACTTTACGGATGGAGCGCTCCCCCTTACAGAATGTTAGTTTGTAATGGGACTAATTTGTGGACATCAATTTAAAATTTAATATAAATTAAATGGATATTAGAAAAATATCAATAGGCCCTGATTACAAATCTGGGGCAATGCACTATATCTCTAATCAAGAGGTGTTAGGTGGCTCATATAAAATACATCTTATTCAATATGACAAAGACTCTTGTTCTTATAAAATCTGGATACAACAAGAAGATGAAATTGTATTGTGGAAAGAGTTTAACCAGGTGATGCCTGTTTCAGTAGAATATAACATTAATTTTTAATGCAATCTCCTTTTTATTTTATTGTTACTCCTGTTAATAATAAAAGATATAATAACACCAAAAAAGTAGGAAAAGTAGAATTAATTACAAGCACGTCTCAAGAAGACCATAAAGCATCCAATCGTTTTTGTACAGTAGTAGAAGTTCCTTTAGGATACAAAGGAGAAATAGTAAAGGGAGATACTTTGGTGGTGCATCATAATGTTTTTAAATACTACTACGACATGAAAGGAAGAGAGCGTAGCGGAAGAAGTTTTTTTAAAGAAAATTTATTTTTTGTAGATTTTGATCAGTTTTTTTTATACAAACATAAAGGAGAATGGAGGTCTCATTCTAAATATTGTTTTATCAAGCCGATACCGTTAGAAGATTCTATAATTTTAAAGGGAGGAAACGAAGAGCCTTTGTTAGGAACGATACGTTATGGAAACGTAGAGTTAGAAAAATTAGGAGTAAAAGTTAATGATAGAGTTTCTTTTACCCCAGAAAGTGAATATGAGTTTTATATAGACGATGAAAAGTTATATAGAATGTTTACAAATAACATTACAATTAAATTATGATTTTACATATTTTCAACAATGTATTAAAAAACCCTGATGACTATGTAAAAAAAATATTAAAAAATGGGTTTGAAGATGTAACTATAGGCAACGATATTTTTAAGTCTGTTAAAGAACGGGGTAATGACGAAATTGCTCAATTTGTTTTAAAAAAATTTATTTCTTATAATATTGCTTTAAATTTTGTTAGACAATCTCCTTTAGATCAAACCGAGCCTAATTTTGTTCATAAAGATGATATGATGGGAGACTTAACTGTTATTACATATTTAAATAAACAAGAAAATTTATACAACGGCACAACTTTATATGATAATAATATAAAACCTATGTGTATGTTTGTGGGGGCATATAATAGAATGATTGTATTTGATGCTCACCTTAATCATTCTCGAAATATATATGAAAATTTTGGAAAAGGCGACTTGTCTCGTTTAATTCAAGTAACTTTTTTAAAAAAAAAATAACTCTAATATTATGAAAACAGAAGATATAAAATTACAAATTATTGAAGCAGGAAGAAAAGCGGTAAAACAACTAATTAAAGTAGCTAAAGAAGATATTATTAAACCTGATCCTGACGATGAATTAGCAGCTGATAGATTAAAAAACGCTGCGGCAACAAAAAAACTAGCTATCTTTGATGCGTTTGAAATTCTTTCTCGCATTGAAGCTGAAAAAGAAATTATAGACAGTCCTATTTCTAACACTAAAAATACTCAAGGTTTTGCAGAAAGAAAATCTAAATAATCTTTATACTATAGAAAATACGGTTGTTCCTAATAGGGTTAAAAGAAATAAAAACAAACGTCAAAATTGGGAATATGGGTATAATAAAAAATATGATATAGTAATTATTTCTAAAGATGGAACGTTAGGAGACATATATAACATCAATGGTTTATTAATAGGATTACCTTATACTCCTAAAATTTGTTATAAAAGAAATGATAAACCTCATAATCAATATTGGGTAAGGTTTTCTTATCCTAAAATCTTAGACAGAATTAAATCTATATTTCAATGGAATGAAATGAGCAACGTGTTTAAACAACAGTGGATTAATTACATTGAAAAAGAATTTGACCGAAGAGAAAAAGGAATGTGGTTTATGAATAACGGCATCCCTACCTACATCACAGGAACGCACTATATGTATTTACAGTGGACAAAAATAGATGTAGGATATCCTGATTATCGAGAAGCTAATAGAATATTTTATATTTTTTGGGAAGCATGTAAAGCGGATAGCCGTTCGTTTGGAATGTGTTATTTAAAAATAAGAAGATCGGGATTTTCTTTTATGGGTTCGTGTGAGGGAGTAAACACAGCCACTATTTCAAGAGACGCTAGAATAGGAATTTTATCTAAAACAGGGGGGGATGCTAAAAAAATGTTTACGGATAAGGTTGTTCCTATATCTAACAACTATCCTTTCTTTTTTAAACCTATTCAGGATGGTATGGATAAACCTAAAACAGAATTAGCCTATCGTGTGCCTGCATCTAAGATTACAAAAAAGAACATGTATAATGTTGAAGTAGAAGAGCTAGAAGGTTTAGACACCACCATAGACTGGAAAAATACTTCAGACAATAGTTATGATGGAGAAAAATTACAACTTTTAATTCATGACGAGTCAGGAAAATGGGAAAAGCCAGAAAACATTTTAAACAACTGGAGGGTAACAAAAACATGTTTACGATTAGGAAGTAAAATTATTGGAAAATGTATGATGGGCTCTACATCCAATGCGTTAGATAAAGGAGGAAATAATTTTAAAACATTATTTAATGACTCCCATGTAACAACACGAAATGCAAACGGTGAAACAAAATCAGGATTATATTCTTTATTTATTCCTATGGAATGGAACTTTGAAGGGTATATAGACAAACATGGCATGCCTGTTTTTTATACGCCTGAAAAAAGTGTGAAAGGAATAGATAAAGAAAATATAAACTTAGGTTCAATAAATTATTGGGAAAACGAAGTAAGTTCTTTAAAAAGTGACGCTGATGCTTTAAATGAATTTTATCGTCAATTTCCTCGCACCGAATCACATGCGTTTAGGGATGAAAGCAAGCAGTCTTTATTTAACTTAACTAAAATTTATCAACAAATAGATTATAATGATTCTTTAATTAAAGAACATTTTTTAACACGAGGATCGTTTCATTGGCAAAATGGAGAAGTAGATAGTAAAGTAATTTGGACACCTAATAATAAAGGTAGGTTTTTAGTTTCATGGCTTCCTGAAAAATCTTTACAAAATAATGTATCCATACGACAAGGAAAAAAATATCCAGGGAATGAACATATTGGCTCATTTGGCTGTGACTCTTATGATATATCAGGAACAGTGGGAGGTAGAGGGTCAAATGGTGCGTTACATGGAATGACAAAATTTAATATGGACAATGCGCCTAGCTCAGAGTTTTTTTTAGAATACGTAGCTCGTCCTCAAACTGCAGAGATATTTTTTGAAGAAGTGTTAATGGCTTGTGTGTTTTATGGAATGCCTATTTTAGCGGAAAATAATAAACCTCGTTTGTTGTATCATTTTAAAAATAGGGGCTATCGCAACTTTAGTTTAAACCGTCCAGATAGAACTTACAATAAACTATCTAAAAGTGAAAAAGAATTAGGTGGAATACCTAATAGCTCAGAAGATGTCAAGCAGTCACACGCCACTGCCATTGAGTCTTATATAGAAAAACATGTGGGCTTAGATATGACAGGGTCATACAGAGAACAAGGAGATATGGGAACAATGTATTTTACGCGTACGTTAGAAGATTGGGCAAGGTTTAATATTAATAACAGAACTAAATATGATGCTACAATTAGTGCGGGATTAGCGATTATGGCAAACCAAAAACATGTTTATACTCCCCAAGAAAAAAAATCAAAAATAAGCATTAACTTTGCAAGATATAACAACCGAGGTTCTCTTAGTGAAATATTACAATAAATGAAAGATATAAAGATTGAAATATCAAATGTTGGGTTTCCTAGTCAATTTGTTTCTGACCGTGAAAAAGCTACCGAAGAGTTTGGTTTGCAAATAGGACAAGCAATTCAGTATGAGTGGTTTAGAAAAGACAGCAACCAATGTCGTTTTTATTCTCAATGGAGAGATTATATGAGATTGCGTTTGTATGCTAGAGGTGAGCAGTCAATCGCTAAATATAAAAATGAATTAGCTGTAGATGGGGATTTATCTTATTTAAATTTAGACTGGACTCCTGTGCCTATTATCCCTAAGTTTGTAGATATTGTGGTAAACGGCATGTCTGACCGTTTATTTAGCGTAAAAGCGTATGCTCAAGATGCTCTTTCTGCAGAAAAAAGAAACGCCTATCAAGACATGATAGAAGGTGATATGATAGCAAAACCTTTGTTAGACCAAATTCAAACTGACTTTGGTGTTGACCCTTTTTTAACTGACCCAGAAAACTTACCTGAAACCGATGAAGAATTAGCTTTATATATGCAGTTAAATTATAAACCTGGCATAGAAATTGCAGAAGAAGAAGCGATTAACACGATTTTAGAAGACAATCATTTTATTGATATTAAAAAACGTGTGGATTATGATTTAACAGTCTTAGGTTTAGGCGTGGTAAAACATGAATTTTTACCTGGTAACGGTGTCACAGTAAGTTATGTAGATCCAGCCAACGTGGTGTACAGTTACACCGAAGATCCTTACTTTAAAGATTGTTTTTATTGGGGAGAAATTAAAACTGTTCCTTTAACTGAGCTAATTAAAATTGACCCAAGCTTAACAACTGAAGATTTAAAAGAAATTTCATTACATAGTCAAACGTGGTATGATTATTTTAATGTTGCTCAATATTACGAGAATAGTGTTTTTTATAGAGATACAGCTACCCTATTGTATTTTTCTTATAAGACAACTAAAAAGTTTGTTTATAAAAAGAAAAACCTTGGAGGTAACGCGTCTCGTGTTATTGAAAAAGACGACACGTTTAATCCTCCTGAAGAGATGATGGAAGAAGGCAACTTCGAAAAAGTAGAAAAAACTATTGAAGTGTGGTATGAGGGAATTATGGTAATGGGAACAAATATTATGTTAAAGTGGGAGTTAGCAGAAAACATGGTCAGACCTAAATCAGCTTCTCAGCATGCAGTTGCTAATTATGTAGCTGTAGCTCCACGTATGTATAAAGGCGCGATTGAATCATTAGTAAGAAGAATGATTACATTTGCTGATTTAATACAAATAACTCATCTTAAACTTCAACAAGTTATTGCTCGCGTTGTCCCTGATGGTGTGTTCATAGATGCCGACGGCTTAAATGAAGTAGACTTAGGCACAGGGAACGCCTACAATCCTGAAGACGCGTTGCGTTTATATTTCCAAACAGGTAGTGTGGTGGGAAGAAGTTATACCCAAGATGGTGAGTTTAATAATGCTCGAGTTCCTATTCAACAATTAACCTCTAACAGCGGCCAAGCTAAAATTCAAAGTTTAATTGGTAGTTATAATCATTATTTAGATATGCTTCGCGGTGTCACAGGTTTAAATGAAGCGCGCGACGGATCAAGTCCTGATCCAAATGCTTTAGTGGGAGTTCAAAAACTTGCTGCTTTAAATTCTAATACAGCCACTCGTCACATTTTAGAAGGAGGCCTTTTCTTAACTCGAAGACTAGCAGAAGGATTGGCGTGTAGAGTAGCAGATATTTTAGAGTATTCTAATTTCAAAGAAGAGTTTACGTTACAAATTGGAAAATATAATGTAGCAATTTTAGATGATATTAAAGATTTGTATTTATATGACTTTGGAATTTTTATTGAAATATCTCCCGATGAAGAACAAAAAGCTCAATTAGAACAAAATATACAAATGGCGTTATCTAAGAATGATATAAACCTAGAAGACGCAATAGATATTCGCGAAGTAAAAAATGTAAAAATGGCTAATCAACTTTTAAAGTTGAAAAGAAAACAAAAACAAGATGCAGACCAACAACGAGCTATGGAGTTAAAACAAATGGATGCACAAACAAAAATGCAAGTGCAACAAATGCAAGCACAACAAGAAGCACAAAAAATGCAGTTTGAAGCAGAAAATGAAATGAGAATAAAACAAGCTGAAATTGCGTTTGATATAGAAAAAATGAAAAACGAAGCGGTATTAAAATCTCAGTTAATGGAAAAAGAATATCAATATAACTTAGGCTTAAAAGGAATACAAGAATCTCAAATTAATTCACGAGAAAAAGAAAGAGAAAAAGCAAAAGATAAAAGAATTAGTCAAGCAAACACGCAACAATCACAATTAATTAATCAACGTAAAAACAACCTTCCTCCTATTGACTTTGAATCTAACGAAGATAGTTTAGATGGATTTGATTTAGCACAATTTGAGCCTAGATAATGCTTAAATTAAGTAGATAAAATTTGTATAACTTTGTAAAAATTTAATGTAATGGAAATAAAAGTAAAAGACCTAGGGATGGTCGAAGAAAAATCCCAACAAGAAGTTGAAAAAGAACTTTTAGAAAAACACGAAGAAAAACAAGAAGGAGCGGCAAAAGATAGCCCAGAGAAGCCTAATATAAAAGAGGCAAAAGATTTAGGAAAAGAGAATAAAGAAGAAGAGTCTTCTGCTCCTCCTAAAGACATAAAGGTGGATTTAAGTAAAAAAGAAAAAAAAATACCTGAAGCACCACCTGAGGTAAAAGAAGAAAAAAAAGAGGAAGTTGTCGAACAACCTCCACTAAATGAAGAAGATGTTCTTTCATTTATTGAAAACAAATACGGAAAGAAAATTAACTCAATTAATGAGTTAGTTGAAGAGCAAGAAAAGTCTGAAGAATTACCTGAAGACGTTATGGCTTACTTTAAGTATAAAAAAGAAACTGGTAGGAATATTGAAGATTTTGTTAATATGACAAAAGATATTGCAGATGTTCCTGCCGATGCTTTATTGGCTCGTTATTATAAGCAAACTGAAGTTGGGTTGGATGATAGTGATATCAAAGATTTAATGGAAGATAAGTTTGGGTATGATAAAGAGGTAGATGAAGAAAGGGAAGTGAAGAAAAGAATGCGAGCTAAAAAAAGAGAACTTGCTAAGGCTAAAAAGTATTTTGCTGATATGCAAGAAACATATAAAGTTCCTCTTGAGTCAAAAGGAACTGTTTCTGAGCAAGACGCAGAGCAGCTTAAAGCTTATAAGCAATATTTAAATGAAGCACAAAGTATCCAAGAGGAGAATAAGCGCAAATCAGAATGGTTTTTAAACCAAACAGATCAAGTGTTTAACAATGAGTTCAAAGGTTTTGAGTTCGATATCAACGATAAAAAAATTACTTATTCACCAGGAGATGCGGCAGAATTAAAAAAATCTCAATCAGATATATCTGTTTTTATAAACAGATTTTTAGACGATAAAGGTTTAATGAAAGATGCCACAGGATATCACAAAGCTTTAGCTCTGGCAATGAATCCAGAACGCTTTGCTGAGTTCTTTTATGAACAAGGAAAAGCAGAGGGCATTGATGATGTAGTGAAAAATTCGAAAAATGTAAATTTAGATATTCGAAAATCACCACAAAGCATTAATAAATCTCAAGGAGTCAAGGTCGTATCTTTAAGCCAAAACCACGGTAGAGGATTAAAGATTAGGAGCACCAATAAAAATAGAAGTTAAACATTTAAAATAAATAAATTATGCCTGGAAGCGTACAAGCAGCACCTGGTTATGACTTACAACCAAGTGCGGAGAGGGTAGCCCTCTCGACGAATTATATAAATAATTTCAATTTTTTGAATCAGTATCTACCTGATACTTATGAAAAAGAATTTGAAAGATATGGCAATAGAACTATTGCCGCATTTTTAAGAATGGTAGGAGCAGAAATGCCTTCTAACTCTGACCTTATTAAATGGGCAGAGCAAGGTAGACTGCATACTAAATATACTAATGTTACTTCTGCTGGGAATGCAGGAGATGACGACGCAGTATGGACTGTAAACGATGCGTTAACCCCTGGTACAGGAGGAATTAACATTAGAGTTGGACAAACTGTATTTATCTCTGATAACACAGCTGGTTCTACTTTTGAAAACAAAGCAGTTGTTACTGCAGTAGATTATACTTTGGGAACATTTACCGCTGCATACTATGAGGGTGGCGGCCAAACAATGGCAACAGCAATACAATGTACGGTTTATGTATATGGTTCTGAATTTAATAAAGGAACTAGTGGAATGGCCGAATCAGTAGAATCTGATGATGTATTTTTTGATAATAAACCTATTATCATCAAAGACAAATATTCAGTATCTGGATCAGACATGGCTCAAATTGGATGGGTAGAAATTACTACTGAAGATGGAGCTTCAGGATACTTATGGTATCTAAAATCAGAGCATGAAACAAGATTACGTTTCGACGACTATCTTGAAATGGCAATGATTGAAGCAGTGCCTGCGGATGCAGCTTCTGGAGCTGGTGGTTACTTCCAAGGAGTAGCAGCAGCAGCTTCTGCAGCTGACTTAAACGGTTCAGACGGATTGTTCTATGTAATTAATGCAAGAGGAAACGTTTGGGGCGGTGGAAACCCAACTGCTCTAGCTGATTTTGATGCAATTATCTCAAGATTAGACAAACAAGGCGCAATAGAAGAAAATGTCATCTTTGCAAACAGAGATTTTATCTTTGACATGGATGATATGTTAGCAGCTCAAAATTCTCATGGAGCTGGTGGTACTTCTTATGGTCTTTTTGACAACGATGAAGATATGGCGTTGAATTTAGGATTCAGTGGTTTTAGAAGAGGTTACGACTTCTACAAAACAGACTGGAAATATTTAAACGATGCTGCTCTTAGAGGCGGTATTGTAGGGGGTAAAATTAATGGTGTTCTTGTTCCAGCTGGTTCAACATCTGTGTATGATCAAATTCTTGGTAAAAATGCTAAGAGACCTTTCTTACACGTTAGATATAGAGCTAGTGAGACTGAAGACAGAAGGTACAAAACTTGGATCACAGGTTCTGCTGGTGGCGCTGCTACAAGCGATCTTGATGCAATGGAAGTACATTTCTTATCAGAAAGAGCTCTATGTACTCTCGGTGCTAACAATTTCTTCTTATTTAAAGAAGCTTAGGATTTAGCATAATCACACAAAAAAAGAAGGGGAGAGTTTTTCTCTCCCCCTTTTTTTATTTTTAACTTTAATTAAATTTTATCAAATGGAAAAAATAAAATCAAAAAAAAACAAATCAAAGGAGAAGGTGTTTCAATCAGAAACAGTTAAAAAATCCGCTCCTGAACAGAATGAAGTTCCTATAAAAGATAGGTTTTACGTTCTCACTGATGAGATGCAACCTTTAACTTATATGTTGGCATCTCGAAATACTCGTAGATTTCCTTTAATGCACTTTGATGGTAAAGTAAATAGGGCGTTACGTTATGCGCGTAATCAAAAAAGCCCTTTTGAAGATGAGCAAGACGGAAATGCTATTTTAGAGCCTATTATGTTTGAAGACGGCTCACTACATGTGCCTGCTAACAATCCTGTATTACAACAGTTTTTAGAACTACACCCTTTAAATGGAAAAGCTTTTAAAGAAGTAGACACTTCTTTAGACGCTAAAGTAGAAATGGATACTCTTAACTATGAGGTAGACGCTTTAATTGCGGCTCGTGATTTAGAGATAGGTATGGTAGAAAGCATTGCAAGAGTATACCTTGGACAAAATGTAGAAACCGTCTCAAACGCAGAATTAAAAAGAGATGTGTTGGTGTTTGCTAAAACCCAACCAAAAGATTTTCTCAATGCGTTAGATGATCCAATGTTGCGTTTACAAAATACTGCAGCTAAATTTTTTAGTGAATCTTTGGTAATATTAAAAAATAACAATAAAGATATTTGTTTTAACCTAAAAGGAAATAAAAACAAAATTCTTACTGTTCCTTACGGAGAACAGCCTGTTTATATATTAGCTTCTTATTTACAATCGGATGAGGGAATAGAGACATTAAAAATGCTAGAAAAGAAACTAAAAGATTAGTTATCTTTGTGATGAGAATATTCTCACAAAACCCTTAAATTTTTTTTACTATGCAAAAGTATTTAAGTATCCCAGTAAAGAATGAGGATAATCAACTTGTTCTTATTAACGAAGTAGCTATTGTTGAACAAACATCTACAACTGCGGTTGATATTCATTATACTTCAGGAAAAAAGTGCACTATTGCTCATGACACAATGGCGGCTAACAATGAAGAGATAAGGAATAAAATTCAAGATAATATCTTGGACGCACTACAGTTAAGTTGGCAAAAGCCATCTGTGCAGGTAAGTTTATCAGGAATAACTGATGCTGGTGGCGCAGTGCCTGAAATTTCAGGTATTAGCTTCTCATAACAGTTAATAGCTTTAAATATCAAAAAGAGGTTAAAAAAATTTAGCCTCTTTTTTTTTAATTATCTTTGTAGAAAAGATATTTCTATGATTGATTCAGTAAGACAAACTGTATTGGCAATAGCAAACAAAAACAATTACGGGTACATTTCTCCTGGTGATTTTAACTTGTTTGCACAACAAGCACAGCTCGATATTTTTGAAGATTATTTCTATCAATATAACCAGTGGTTGAGCTCAGAAAACCTACGTACAGCCATTGCTAAACGTACAGTAAATAACTCAGGATATGCGGATATAAACAAAGGGTTATTAGAAGTAATGGATAGTTTTTCTGCAGAAGTATTTTTAGATCAAACTGTAGCCAACTTAAATAATGCTAACTTATATAGCCTTCCTTCTGATTATTATTTTATAAACAAAATTTTTTATTATCCCGCCGAACTATTTAATGGTACAACCACAGGCGCACAAGGATATAAACTTATTGATGGGGGTCAAACATTTTCTACTATTCCTGCAATTTCACCTGCTGTCGGGAGTATTGTAGTGAACACCAGTTCCGCTCCTATATCGAAGGCGTATGTTACTGCAGTTGATAGCGCCACCACTTTAAGTTTAAGTGAGGATATAATGGCAGCAGGACAAAATTATGTTATATACAACGCTGATCAAATAAGAGAAGTAGAGCGTGTAACACAAAACAAAGTTTTTTATTTAACTAGCTCATCGCTTACTGCACCTACTAGTGAGTATCCGTGTTATGTGTTAGGTGGAGCAACCTCTACGGGCACAGGAAATACTGTAACGGTATACCCAAGCACTATCAGACAAAAAGGCGCAGTGCAAGCACAATATGTTAGGTATCCACTTACTCCTAAATGGACATATACTAATGTGGTTACAGGAGCACCTGTTTTTGATCCTACAAAAGCAGACTATCAAGACTTTGAATTACCAAGCTCAGACGAACCTGATTTGGTAAATAAAATATTACAATTTGCTGGAATCTCTATTAGAGAAGGAGAAGTGTATAAATTTGGACAAGTAGAGGAAGCAAGAGAAAACCAAGAAGAAGTAGCAGAATAATATGGCTTATATAACAGATTACAAATATTACGAAAACAATGGCACGAAGCCGACCGATGCAAATTGGGGTTCATATCAGTACGTCTCATTAGCAGATATTGTTAACAACTTTATGTTAATGTATGTTGGTAATGATAAATTAGTAAATGATTTAAACAGATATCAAGTGTTGTTTCATGCAAAAAGAGCAATTCAAGAATTAAATTATGATGCGTTAAAAGAAATAAAAATTTTAGAATTAGATATTGGAAATGATATTCGTTTTATTCTTCCACAAGACTATGTAAATTATGTGCGTATTTCTTTATTTAAAGACAACACCTTATTTCCATTAACCGAAAACATTCAAACAAATTGGAGCGGCACTTACCTACAAGATAATAATAATAAAATATTATTTGACCAAGATGGTAATGTTTTAAAACCAGAAAACTCAGGTATTGATTTAGCTCGTTTAGATGGAAAGTTAAAAAGCCTTTATCTTAATGAAGACAGCCCTTACAATAACTGCGAAGGGTGGTGTATAGATGGAAATTGGTATTTTGAATACGGAGTAGGACAACGATACGGTTTAAATACTGAGACGGCTAATTCTAATCCTACGTTTAGCATAAACAAAAGAGGTGGGGTGATTAACTTTAGCTCTGGAATGAAAGGAGAAAAATGTATATTAGAATACGTTTCAGATGGTATGGAAAGCGGAGCAGATGGAAATGTAAATGTTAACAAGTTATTTGAAGAATATGTCTATGCTTATATAAAATATGCTATTTTAAATAGCCGCTTGGGGATTCAAGAGTATATTGTAAGAAGAGCGCAAAAAGATAAATCTTCTTTGTTACGCAATGCAAAAATACGATTAAGTAATATTCACCCTAGCAGGTTGTTAATGAACCTTAGGGGTCAAGCCAAGTGGATAAAATAGCATGGAAATACAAAAGAATTTTATATTAGGACGAATGAATAAAAGCGTTGATGAGCGTTTAGTTCGTCAAGGAGAATATGTAGACGCTATGAACGTTCGTCTAGGCTCTACAGAAAACACAGAAATCGGTTCAGTAGAAAATTCTAAAGGAAATAGTCAACTTACTACTTTACGTTATTTAGGAATTAATTTAGCTTCTACCAGTAAATGTATTGGAGTGTATGAAGACGGAGCAAATGAAACTGTATATTGGTTTGTAAAAGGGTTTCAAGGCGATGACAATTCTAATATAGATATGATTGTTTCTTTTAAAACAACTGACAACACTCTTACTTATCATGTGTTGTCTAAAACTGTTTTAAATTTTAACACAAAATATTTAATTACAGGGGTAGATAAAATAGATGATTTATTGTTTTTTACTGACGATTATAATCCCCCTAGAAAAATAAATGTTACGCGTTCGTATCCCGCTCCTAGTGTAGCTGGTGTTGATAATCTAAAAGCCGAAGATATTAACGTAATAGTTGCGCCTCCAAAAACTGCTCCTACAATTTCTTTGTTTAAAAGCAGCAACCCTGATAATTATATTGAAGATAGGTTTATTGCTTTTGCTTATAGGTATAAATATAAAGACGGAGAATATAGCGCGCTGTCTCAATTTACTGAGCCTGCATTTGTTCCAGGAACATTTCGTTTAGACCCCGCAACTTATGAAAATAATGGGATGGAAAATATTTACAATACTGTAAATATTAGTTTTGATACGGGAGGAGAAAATGTAGTCGGAATAGATTTATGTTTTAAAATGACTGACGAAACAACTATTAATGTAATAGAACGCTATACTAAAGATGATGTAGGATGGGGAGACAATAACACCCAAACTATTACTTTTGATAACGGTAAAATATATACTACATTAGGATCAGATGAGTTGCTGCGTTTGTATGATAACGTGCCGCGTTATGCTCAAGCTCAAACAATGATGGGGAATCGTTTGTTTTATGGAAATTATGTAGACGGTTACAATTTAATAGATAAAAACGACGAGAAAGTATCTTTAACTTACACTACTTCTTTACAAGAAAAAGATATTACAATAAGCACCCCCACCTCTACTCTTACAAATGGATCAAATTATACGATTGATGGCACGGTCACCACTACCGATTCTCAAGCTACTATTGATTTGTCAGGGCTAACTTACACAGCAGGGTCTATTTTAACTATTAACTTTACTTATATTCATTCTACATGGAGCGGTACATCAGGGGGAGTAAGTACAGGTCAAGCAGCTACTGACTTTACTTTAACTTTTACTTTATCTAACAGCTATAATAACACCTATGACATGGCGTCAAGCACAGAGTTTGCTAACGCTTTAGGAACACCCAGTAATATTCAAACTGTAGCCAACTGTGCTTTAGGAACAACTCTTACGGATATTTTTAATTGTAGTGTTACCAATCCCACAGACAGCAGTGCCGACATTAGCTGGGTAAAAAATGATAGTGGAATATCGGGTGTAGGCCAATCGTATTCATCGGCATTAGCGTTAATAACTACCCCTGGAAGTGATGAAATAAAAATACAACTTCTTGCTATGAAATATACAGATACTAATCCCGCAGGAGGTACGGCCGCTCCTTTGTATCAATATTTTAAATTTACTACTACTCCTGACGTAAACTTTCTTCAAGACGGAAGTATAAAAAGTTTACATAGTAATCGTGATTATGAGGTGGGTATTGTTTACATGGATGAATACAATAGAGCAACTACCGCATTAGTATCTCAAAACAATACCGTGTTTGTTCCTGCTAGAAACTCTACAAGACAAAATTATATTAGAGCGCAGCTTCCTATTACCCCACTTTTATTAGCTCCTACGTGGGCTACCAAATATAAATTTGTAGTCAAACGCTCTCAAGCAACTTACGAAACTATTTATGCAAATATTTTTTATAAAGATAGCCGTGATAATTCTGTTTATTTTAAACTAGAAAGCAACAATCAAACAATGGTTAAGGCGGGAGATAGGCTAGTGGTAAAACGAGATTGTAATGGCCCGTTAGGTCAATTAGTTACTACAGTTGCGTTAGATGTATCTTCTCAAGCAGCAGGATTTTTAACTGGAATAACAGATTCTGCAGGGAATGCAGTCGAGCCTTTAAAGGGAGTCTATTTACAATTAAAACCTCGTAATTTTTCTGCAGGCAATACTGCTGATGCTGATTATTTTATTTATAACGGCAGAGAAGTAGTAGAAAATCCCGAAGAAAGCGCATCAGCTGGGGTATTAATATATCCATGCTACACTTCTTCTACTGATGGGACAGGCACAACTACCTTTACTAATTATGATTTACCGCAAGGCTCTAGGGTAAAATTTACTATAGTAATGGAAAGAAATCGTGCAGAAAGAGGCTCGTGTGCGTTTGTGGCGTATGAATTTGAAAAAACTTTTACTGCCTCAACCGATTATGATAACTTGTATGATTTTGTAGTAGGAGAAGGAATAGATTTTACAGGAGGAGTAACAACAGGAGTGCAAGATGGATTTGGAGGAGTTCCTGTTTCTAACACTTTTACTTCTACCATCGGCAACAATACTATTAACCCAAACAACCCTGTATTTGTAGATAATGATAATCAATATCAATTTTTTTCTACGGATGGAACAGATGCTGCTGATAAAAAATTAGAACTAAGAATAAGAGGGGGAGTTGGTCGCTGCCCTGGTTTTTTAGGTTGGACAGAAAAAACCTCTACTGTTAGTTGCGAAATTGAAGTAGTTAGAGCAGAAACAACAATGGTGTTTGAAACCGTTCCTATAGACGCAGATGTAGATTTATATTATGATGGAAGTAAAAATTATGATATTGTAAATGGATATCATACTGACGGGCATACTTTGTTGTCAGGAACAGCTACAGCAACAACTGTTAATAAATTAGAAGACAACACTAAAAGTTTTCCGAGTATACCAAATTCTGCTACTCCGTTCATAGCTATAGGAGACACGGTGTTTAATACCACTGATAATACATCAGCTAAAATAACTGCTATTGACAGCGCAACTGTCCTTAGCTTAGACGCTGACATTATGGTTTCAGGGGAAACTTATACGATATTAACAGCTAGCGCCACCGACAATCAACCTCAAACATCAACTCAAGAAGGAATTATAAATTTAGATTTTTTTGATTGTTTTACTTTTGGAAATGGAGTAGAAAGTTATAAAATATTTGATTCACTTACAGGGCATTCTTTTAATCTAGGAGAAAGAACAACGACAGTTGCAAATCAAGAATATAAAGAAGCAGATAGATTTGCAGGAATTACTTATAGCGGCGTGTATAACGACGAGTCTAATATTAATAATTTAAACGAGTTTAATTTAAGCTTAGCAAATTTTAAAAATTTAGAAAAATCATTTGGTAGTATTGAAATTTTACACGCTAGAGAAACAGATATATTAGTCTTACAAGAAGATAAAATATCGTATGTGCTTGCAGACAAAAATTTAATTTCAGACGCTGCGGCAGGAGGAGCAATTGTATCTACTCCTACAGTGTTAGGAACACAAATTGCGAGAACAGAAGAATATGGTATTAGCCACAACGCTGAAAGTTTTGTTGCCTATGGGTATAATAGATATTTTACTGACGCTAAAAGAGGAGCTGTTCTACAATTAAAAGGCTCTTCTTATAACACCGACAAATTAAGTGTAATTTCTGAAGCGGGCATGAGGTCATGGTTTAGAGATTTATTTAATACAAATTTTTATACACAAAAACTAGGTGGATTTGATCCTTATATGAATGAATATGTATTATCAAACAATGAAGATGCTATACCTACACCAACGGTTTGTATTGCTTGTGATACTGAGGTTTCTCAAAATGAGACTACCGATTCGTATGTGTATTGTGTAGACGCAGGCGCAACAACAGGTTTAATAACCGTAACCTATACTATAGACAGTATAGATGTAGGAAACACTATTACTGTGTCTACTACCTATAATGGCGTAGCGGCAGGATCATCAGGGGCTATCTCTGCTTCAGGAGATTATACGTTTTCAAAAAGTTTATCTACTGTAAACCAAGTAGATGTAGCTGTTACTGCGCCAAGCGCAGGAGGAAAAGCTTCTTATACACTTAAAGTATCTTGTCCTGCTACAAATGAATTAACAATTATACAATTAGCGTTAAATGTTCCTGGGGAGGAAGATCAGCGTATTCACGATGCTTTTACATTTGGATCGGCTTACGATGAAACTCAAATTATTTTTGAAGCAGACGGAATTTCAAATTATAGAACTCAAACAGGCACTGCAGGAACAGGAGTATTTCCTTTAACAGGAGAAACAATAACGATGATATCTGAAAAACAATCAGGGGATGATTTTGTTTTTGATAGCGCTAAAGATAAATTTAAATATTTAGTATCTAGTACGTTGTATACCGATACCGACGCTGATATTAACACTCTTATTCCTTTATTAAGCACAGCTACTCCTATTACTAATCCTTCAACAGGAAAATATCAAGCAAGCTTTACTTATACTAATGCTACTCCTGACCCATATTTATATTTAGTAAGCGATTACCGTGAGCCGACATCTGTTACGTTATGTTATCATGTATCTGATCCTGTAGACGTGTGCTGTACATGTACTTCTTCTTCTACATATTATTTAGATTCATCTACTTTAGCTACAGCAACTGCGGTTTATACTGACGCAAACCTTACGACATTAGCGGCTAATGGATATTATGCTACTACACCATCTCCAACTAGCTATAGACAACAAATAGCTGGCGTGTTAACTAGCGCGGTAGCTTGTACAGGATGTGCTGTTACGTGTAATACAGGTAATGTGACTATTTCTACTCCTTCACCTGGAGTATATACTATGACTGTTGATTTTACAGGTCAGTCTTCAGGCCCAGTAACCGTGTTATTTACACCTGGTTCAGAGCCTGTTGCTCTTTCTATTACTTATAACAGCACGACATACAATACATTAGCAGGGCCTTCAGTTGATTTAACAGCTCACCCGACGGGTTGTGTAGGAGATGTAGTAGGATTATCGGGTAGCACATGTACAAATGCCGCGGCAGGAACATTAACTATGAACTCTTATGAGTATGACAGCGGTTCAAGTACGTTTGTGTGGGATGGAGCAACAACCGAAATCTTTACTATTGCAGACGTAGATTTACAAGCTGGTAGTTTAGGGGTGTTAAAAATGGTAATTCCTTTTGACGCTGCTGTGGTTGATAAAACAATGACAGTTAAAATGGCGGCTGTTTGTCCTAATTCAAGTGCGTCTACTTCTTCACCTATATTTAATATTCCATGTGTGGTAGCATTAACTAGCGCTACAGCCTCTGTAGTACAAGCAGTAAAAGCTGATGCGTGTGCTGAAACTAATACTTCTGCTACTACTTATCATACAACTGGCGCATCTACTCCTGCAGTAGGAGACTGGGTGTTTAGTGATTCTTCGGGAGCAACAGCATTAGCTGCAGGGTATTACTTATATGTATACAATCGCTACATGCTTGTAAGCTCATGTGGAGTAGTAATAGAAACAGGATATTGTGTAACCCCAGCTTGTGCTGACTTATTTAATGACGGGCCTAATCCTACGTCTGACTTTAGCTGGACAGATGAAGATGGAAATCCTCAAACGACAACAGTAGCGAACGGAGATACTGCGTATGTATGTACAACTACTTTACCTACTACATCAACAGGAGGAACGGTAGTATGGCCATCGACAGCGCCTGGTTGCCCAACATGTCCAACATAAAATATTATATAACTTTGTAAAATGGCAAACTATACATTAACATATAGTGAATCTGTAAAAGGGTTTCCTTCTTTTTATTCTTATTATCCTGATTATATGATAGGAATGAATAATTATTTTTATTCTTTTAAAAACGGAAATCTTTATCGTCATAACGTCAATGCGTTACGAAATACTTATTATGGTACACATACAGCATCAAGTATTAAAAGTGTATTTAATCAAAGTCCTTTAGAAGTAAAGTTGTTTAAAACTATTTCTTTAGAATCAGATTCTCCGTGGGGTGTAAGCATGACTAGTGATATGTTAAATAGTGACGGCACAGCTCAAAGCGGAACGATAAATAGTAGTTTTTTTGTTAAAAAAGAGTCAGAATATTTTGCTTATATTAGAACAAGCAGCTCAGTAGTAAACTGGAACGCACGATCAGGTGGTGGTCTAGGAAAAGTAACAACTGTAGGTGGTGTTCTAGGAGCAACTACTTTAACTTTTAATGTATCAGTAGGCACAGAAATAAGTATTGGAGACACAATTTATTTTTGTACTTTAAATGCAGACGGAGATTGTACTAACTCTCCTACTTTATCAGGTGTATCTACAGCTATTGACACCACAACTAATGTTATTACAGTTAATACAGCGGCAGCTGGTAACGTGCCTACAAACAATGACTATATTATGTTTATGAAAAACGCAGAAGCGCAAGCATTAGGTATTCGTGGACATTATGCTGAAATTACTTTAACTAATAGTGAGACTACAGCTGTAGAACTTTTTTCAGTTGGTGCAAATATATTTAAAAGTTATCCTTAGTTTTTTGTATCTTTGCATAAATGAAATTAAATATACGTCCACTCACAGAAAGTGACTACGAGGATACGCTTGTAGAATGGTGGAAAGATTGGCGTTGGACGCCACCGCCAAAAGATTTTTTACCTGACAACGGCACAGGAGGTTTTATGGTGTCAGATAACGATACCCCTATATGTGCAGGGTTTTTTTATATTACCAATTCAAAGGTAGGTTGGTGTGAGTGGGTGATATCAAATATGGAATATAAAAATAGAAAAAACAGACAACAAGCATTTAGTCTGTTAATAGACACGTTAACAAATGTTTGTAAAAAATCAGGCATGCGTTATGTATATGCTTTATTACATAATAAAAGCTTGGTAAATGTGTATGAAAATTTAGGGTTTGTACAAGGAAGTAAATATACAACCGAAATGATTAAAATATTATAATATGGGAGTAGCAACAGCACTAAGCGCAGCAGGATTAGCTATAGCAGCAGGGTCATCTGCCGCAGGGTTTGCGCAACAAGGTAAACAAAATAGATTAAGAAGACAAGCGGAGAACGCAGCAGAAAAAGCGTTAGAAGAAGCTAAAGAAAAAATTGATGTAAACTACGCTAGACAACTTCAAGTGCCGTTAGAGTCTTATAGAAGGGCTATGCGTGAGTCTACAGCCCAACAAAAACAATTACTAGAAGCTGTACAAGAAGGAGATCAAAGAGGTGTAGCGGCATCAGTAGGAAAAATAGGAGCAGCAGGTACACAAAATTTAGCTAACATAAGAGATTTAATGAGTAAACAGCTATACGATAGAGATGTAGCCATTGCTCGAGAAGATGCTCGTATTGCAGGTAAGCTTGCCGATATTGGTTTAGCTGAAGTAGAGGGAGCACAAGTTGCAGCTGCCGAAGCTCAAAAATTAGGATCTCAAGCAGGCCAAGGAGCGTTACAAGGATTAGGTCAAGCAGGATTACAAGCAGCTAGTTTAGCGGCATTGTATCCTACCCAAAAAACAACTACTACTACTCCTGAGATTACAGGAGACGCGGTAGGTGTAGACACAAGTACAGGCACGGTTACATTAGACCCTCAGCCTAAACCAACCACTCCAATTACCTCATCAACTCTACCTCCTTTACCTCCATTTGGAGATAATATTACAGGAGGGGTAGCAGAGAATTTAAATCAAACTTTAACTGAGACTCTTACACCGCAAACACATATAATTAAAAAAGACGACAATTTATATAACCTAGGAATAACTTACGGCATTAGTGTTGACGAGTTAAAAAGATTAAATCCAGAGATTGATCCTGAAAGTCTTCAAATTGGCTACAAATTAATATTAAAATAACATGGCGACATATTACAAGTATCAAAAAAGAGACGAAGGAGCTCAGATTGATTGGGCAACAATAGGAAAAAATATTTCTGACGGCCTGTTTGAAGAGGTAAAGGTTCGAGAACAAAAAAAAGAAAAGATACAAAAAGATACTAACGAAGCCATAACTTTTTTAAATCAATATGAGTTAGGCAGTAGCCAATCAGCTAATCAATTTATAATGAACTCTTCTGCTCAAGCACGAGATTATTTATCTATGCAAAACAAACTTTTAAAGCAAGGCCTACTAAAGCCTAGTGATTATAATTTAGGCATGCAAACTTTAAAAGATGATTACACTCAGCTTTCTACTGCTATGAAAAATTTTAACACTACCTATAGTGAAGCGCTAGGTAATCTTAACGATCCTTCTAAAAAAGCTTCAAAGCAATATGAAAAGTTAATGGAAAGATATTTTGGATTTGCTGATTTGTCTAATAAAACCACAGTAGTAAATCCTGTAGATGGTAGGCTTTACATCGCCACTATAGGCAAAGATGGGCAAATAGATAAAAACCCGAGTAAGCTAATGAGCGTAAGCAGTATTCAAAATCAAGCTTCTCCTTTTTTAGGTGAATATGATTTGAATGGAGCAGTAAAAACATTTGTAGATGGGTTAGGTAAATATGTGGTGGCAGGAGAAATACTTACTAAAAGCTCCATCAAACAAAACGATAGTTATAAAGAGGCAGAAAACGATGCTGTTAAAGCTATTGTAGGAGCAAGCCCTACTCAAACGGCTAGTATTTTAGCAGACCACTCTGACTATTCTTTTGTTTTTGAAGGCGGAGAGTGTGATCAAAAAAATAAAAGTAAATGTATTAAGTTAGTTGCTCAAGAAAATGGGGGGTTCGCTCCTGAACTCACAGAAGAACAAAGAGAAGAAGCTGAGAGAATAGTAAGAACAAAGATAGATGTGGGTATAGATGAAATTAATGAGAGACAAAAACAAAGTGCTTATGATAGAAATTACACACTAAACATGGGGCGAAAACAAAATAACGCACAGAATTTATATAGAACGATTGGGAATATATTTAATGAAGATAGTAAAGTCTCCTCTGAATCACTCACAAAGTTAAAAAACTTAGACAAGAGAATTAACGAATTTAAAATTGTAGGAGACACCATTCAAGTGGAAGTAGACGACCTTACTACAGATCCTATTAACTTACGAGATATAAACGGAAATCCTAAATCAAAACAACAAATAACTACAGAATTATTTACACTTTTAAATACAGATACAGATATAGGAGATGATTATTTAGATAGACTAAACGAACAAAACCCTAGTTTAGATATATCTATACAAGACTACACACAAGAAGGTGTTTATAACCCTGAGTATACACGGACAGCTACACCTTTTAATGTATTTACGGTCGACAAATTAAGTAGTAATTTAAACAACAAGGTATATGGTGTATTAAATGATCCAATAGCTTTTGATCTACTTCAAACAACAAAAAACGAAGCGGAAAATCTTTTAAACTTAGCAATAGGAAACGTAAAAGGCATAGAAGATTATTCTTTTAAGGTCACCACACCTGGGTTTCCCGATGACGCTACCACATCAGCACAAGAGGTTACTTCTTTTAACGTGTCGCTAGTAGATAATAAAGGAAATGAAGTGGTAATAGGTGATTTAAAAAAGTTACCTATTAATAAGTTTTTAAACACTGTTAATGAAAAAGTAAAAGAAATACAAAAAACTTCTCCTCCCGAAACTAATTTACAAACAGATGGAGCAAAAGATCTAAACAAGCTAAACCTAGAAGGAACTCCAGAAAACCCAACCCCAACAAAAGACGAAACTACCGACCCTTATGAAGGCAAAACAGTAGAAGAGCTTAAAGAGATCAAAAAAGAAATAGAGAAAAATGATCCTGCTGATCCTGAAATAGAGACTATAACTGAAAGAATTGAAACAAAAACAAAAGAAATAACTAAAACAGCAGCAGAAAAAGAAAAGTATAATAAACGAGTGCTCTCCTATGAATCAATGATGAAAACAAATTTAAATAATTTAGTAGGCCAACAAGTAAAGGCAGATAGTATGTCAAAGTGGTCGAAGACTTTTTTTTCAAAACGTTTAAAAGACTTAGAAAACGGGAATTTAAAAAGCTTGAAAAAATTAAATTATTCTGAAGAAAATTTAAGAAGTTTATTAGAAGATATTTTATCAGAGCAAGTAAAGAAACAAGAAAAATATACCGAAGGTAGTAAAAAAAGATGGATAGATGAAATAATAAAAAGATACGAAACATTATAATGGGTTATTATGAACGAAGAATTAATACAAGAATCTTATGATTATTTTAAAGAAGGAGGTTTTACAGGCTCATTGGATCAATATAAAAATCTTTTAGTTACCAACCCAAAAGCTTTAGATGTTACCCATCAATATTTTACTTCACAAAAACAATATCAAGGAACAGTAGATGATTTAGCTCTCGATTTGGGGGTAAAAAAAAAAGACGATACCGAGTCTATTGTCGAAGAGACAGAGTCGGTATCAGTATCACCACAACAAACAATACAACCTACTTCATCGGTTACTCAAGAAAAAGAAACAGCTCTTGAAAGAGTATTTGGAAAAAATGCTTTTACAGATTTTTTTAGTGACTTGTACAGGTCAGGAGTACAAGGTGTAGCTCAAGGAGCAACAGTAGACGATGCTTTAAAAATATTTAGATCAGGTAAAGAAGTTTCACAAGAAGACTTGAACGAATACATAGAGGCAGTGCAAAACATGCAAAGCTACGGCCCTTCAGATGAGATGAGGGAATTTCAAGAAATATATGAAAAAGAAGGAGGAGGGTTGTTAGGTTTTGTTAAAGGCCTTGGAAACAATTTGTCATTGATACCACAATTATTTACCTCATCATTAGTGTCTATGGTAAATAAAGGATCATTAGCTGCAGGAGTAGCTACAGGCGTAGGAGGCGCAGGAGTAGCGGGAGTACCAGGGGCAATCGCAGGAGCAATAGGGGGATTGGGCGGATCGCTTGAAACAGCTTTATCATTTACAGAATTTCTCCAAGAAGAGCTTG